ACAAGAAAGTGTTTTATTATTATAAGAATCATTATAACTTTTTGATAGAGGAAGTATATGTTCTACTTCTAGGCTGCCATTAATTATTTGATTTATTCCATTAAGCGATTCATTGCAATAAGGACATCTTCCATCGAGTTCATTAAATAACATCACTTTCATTATATTTTTTTCTGATACATACTCATTTCCAAATTCATGAATCAAGAATTGTTCTGCTTCATTTCTTAATTCTTCATTTTTCTTTTGCTCTTTTTCAATTTGCTTTTTTTTCTTTGATCCATTCATTTCATGAGTCGACTCAACAGCTATTACTTCTGGATAGCATCCATTTTCCAAAATAATAGAATTAATAACTTTTATAGACTGCCTTAAACTCTTTTTAACTTGTGGAGACGCAATTATCTCATCAACAAATTGATCATCCATTAGAAGAATTCCATCAGTCTCCTTATATCTATTAATAAAATCTTTTGTCATCTCTTCATCATAGTTAAACTCGCGACTCACTTGCATAAAATTCATTCTTGTAGAAAGCATATCTGATATCGCTCTTTTTAATGCCTTTTCACTTAAAGATCCATAACTAAAAGCTGTTTTACTTTTTAATTTATTCGCTACATTTTTTAATATTTCCAATTCTTCTTCTGAAAATTCTTTATTTATAACTAAAGATTTTTCAAGCATATTCTTTGTCTCAACAATTCCCGGTGAAACAGCTAATATTCTAATTAGCTCATTATATTGTTCAACATCTCTTATCCATTCATTAGGAAATCCTTCGAATGCATCTCTAATACTTCTATAATAATTCATAGTAGAAAATAAAGGTTTATAATCTTTTTCTACTCGATAACCAGTTAAATCTTCTTTTTTTAGTCCAAATAATTCTTTATACAATTTATCATATTTTACATTCTTATTTTCTTTACAATAAGTGATAATTTTTTCCAAAGATTCAGAAGTTAATTTATAATATCCTGATTTATTATCAAGTTCCACAGCACTCTGATTTATTAAATTATCTGTTTTAACAATAGAAGTATTAATAAAATCATTTAACAAATTAAATACTTCATAATAATAATTGGCCATGGGAGCCGCCTTTTCACCAACACATATGGAACACTTACTAGATAAGTCGTCATATAAGTATTCTAAATCTTCCGTTTTACCAGTCCTATTTTTATACTCTTCTGTTTTGAATCTTCCATAATCAGTACGAGAGTTCTCGCTTCCTGGCCCTTCATAAAACTTTCTTTTCCTATTGATAATTTCTATTAACATTTTAGAAATATTTTTTAAAGACGGATAAAATGTCACTTGAGTATCAAGAATTTTTTCCGCTTCCTTAATTAAATCTTTATTATCAATAACAACATCTTCTAATGCTCTATATCTTCCTGTATTTATCTTCAATTGTGATAGATATTCACATGGATATAAATCTCCCAAATCAACCAAATTTCTCTCTTCATCGCCAAAAGGAATATATCCCCTATGAGTTGCTATAAAGCAACAAATATTAACAATATCCTGCTCACTAATTTTTTTATTCAATCCCAAAACTCTTTTTTCCAAAAGTTCACTATCACAAGTATTAGTGTTTGGAAATCCAATACTAGAGAATAAAGACAATATATCTCTAACTCGATTATGTTTTCTTTTTTTTCTTCTTTTTACACTTCTAAAATTTCTTCTATCCACAGCAGTGTTAGCAACAGAAAATAGTCGTACTCCGCTTTTTAAAATACTATTATTTTCCGCATCAACAACAGACCACCCAACGTTATTTATTCCTAAATCTAAACCTATAACATATTTATTCATATAAACACTCCTTACTAACTATGTTACATGTAAATGTATTTGTACATTTTTCTTGCAATCTTTTTTTCATTGTATTATTAAAAATTAAACAAGTCAATAAAAAAATAAATACATCATTCAAAAAGATAAATTAATATATGAATTCAAAATTACTATCATTTAAAAAATATCAATAGTCAAAAATTAATCATAGGTAATATATAAAAAATAATGAAGAACGTCGCATATTATAAATGATGGAGATGAAAAATAAATATGAAACATTGTTGAAATAGCAAATATAATCAAAATCAAATCCTATGTGGTTTCTTCAAATATTTGATATAATATCTGAAGAAGAAAGGAAAAAATAAAATGATAAAAATATGGACTGAAGAAGATTCAAAAAAGATAAATAAAGATTTTTTCTCTAAAGAAGAATTAAAAATGTTGGAAATAATAAATATCAGAGATAATGAGTGTATTAAAGAAACTGCATTAAAAATAAATAACCATTTAATAAAAAAATATAAATTAAGGGGGGTATTTGAAATAGAAGATACAAATCTTTCAAAAGAAGACATTATTTTATATAATCTTTACAAGAAAATTTCTGATAGTTTAAATAATTTATAATTACTATCAGAGAAAATAAGAAATAGTTCTTTTTATGGTGAATTGTATGAAAAAATAGAAAAGTTAAATAAAGAAAGAACATTGCCTAATATTAAAGGAATAGATAAAATAAAATGTTTGGATAATGGAGCAATTCAAAGTGCTACTCCAAATACGGCTAGATATTCAATATTGATGCAAATTTTATACTACAAGGAGGTATAAGATGAACAAAATAATATTTAAAAGAAAATGTCGATTTAAAGGTAAGATTTACGATGTTGGCGACGAATTAAAAAAATGTTCAAAAGAAGATATAATAGATATAAGAAAATTGAACGAGAGAGGATTTATTGACCCTCTAAATCAAAAAGAACTGAAGCAAATTGCCGATGGTTCTTTTTTTATTAAATCAAAATCAAAAAGAAAAGGAGAATAGTAAATATGGAAGGTGTACAATATACAAAAGTTACAAGAGATCAAATAGCATCCTTTTTGAATGTTAAACCTCTTGAAAACTTAAAGGATTTTAAAGTTATTGGTATTGGTGTTACGGATTATGGACTAGATTATAATCCTCAAGTTTCAACGGAAAAATGGATTATTCATAAAAATGCAACAAGTTCGTTAGACTCATATCAGATTCAAGGAGATGTTGCACAAACATGTTATTATGGTGATCCAGTTTATGACTATGTTAATCATTTAAGAAGAACATTGGCTGTAGGTTCAAAAGTTAATACCCAAATTCTAGATGTTGACATGTATGATGAGAAAGATGGTGCTTATGCAGCAACATTATTTGATTGTATGATTGCTGTTACTTCTTATGCAAAAGGAGAAAATCCTGCAATTGAATATTCCATTTATTATAATGGGGATCCTAAAATAGGGACAGTTACATTCGCAGATAAAGTACCAACGTTTGTCGAAACTGTTGAGACTGGTGAATCTGAAGGTAATTAATTTATAAACAATAAATGTGAGTGGGAATAATAATTCCTGCTCTTTTTATTTAACAAAAAAGGAGAGAAAAAAATGGCAAAAAATTTAAATATAAATTTGGGAGATAATACAGATAGTATATTAATTGTTAATATCCATGATAAAGATGGGAATGATACTGGAGAAACACTCCAATTTGATTTGGAAGATATAGAACTACCATTGAAATACCACCAAATAATAGAAGAAGATAAAAGAAATAGAAATTGGTTAAAGAATCAATTTGTTATTATCGATAGAAAAAAAGATGTTAAAGGTAAAAAAATGTTAAGCAAAAATGAAGAAGAAAAGATGTTAAAAATGAAGGAATTCTACGAAAGAGAAATGAACACTATAGATTCATTTCTTGGAAAAGGTGGATGTAAAAAAATGCTTAATGGAAGAAAACCTTATTGGGAAATGTTCAGTGATATAATTGAAGACTTAAAACCAGTAATAAAAGAGTTAGACCTAACAATGTCATTTATTGAAAACAAAATAAAAAATAAATATGGTCAATCAAGCAAAGAAGAAAATGTACTTGAATAATGAAGAATCCAGAGTATGTCAAAATTAAAGACAAAAAATATAAAATCAATACAGATTTTAGAGTAGCTATAAGATGTGAAAATGTGGCTACTGATTCTTCAATAAGTGATACAGAACGAACTTTAGCGATTATATACTTATTATTTGGTGATGACGGATTAAGCAATCCAAGAGATTATAACAAATTAATTGAACTAGGGTTACGCTATCTAAAATGTGGATTAGAAGAAAATAATGATTTAAATGAAAAGCCAGATATGGACCTAGAGCAAGATATTAGGCTAATTGAAGCAAGTTTCAAGTCCGATTATGGAATAACCCTAGGAGATGAATATATGCACTGGTGGGACTTTTATATGTATTTAAATGGTCTTACTGATAAATGTGTATTAAATCGTATTAGAGAATTAAGAACTTATGATACATCACAAATAAAAAGTATTAAGGAAAAAAATAAGATTCAAAAGCTTAAAAAGAGATTTGCTTTAAGAGAGAAAGAGATAGTAATGTCTGACGCTCAAAGAGAAGCAAGAAATAAATTCTGTGAGTTAGCAGGAATAAAAGAAAAGGAGTGAAATAATGGCGAAAACATTAGTAATAAAGACCAGAATGGATAACTCCGATTTTGATAAAAAATATTCATAATTAGTTAAGCAACTAGAAATTGCCGAAAAAGAACAAAATGCAATTAGTAAGAAAAGTGAAGAATATAATTCAAAGATAGTTGCTAACAAGGAAGAGATAAAAAAAGTTAATAATTCAATGAAAGAATTAAAAAATACTATTGATTCTTTAAGTAAAAAACAAATTGGTAAAGGACTTAGTGGAAGTGAATATGCCGATTTAGAAAAAGCAACTGAGGAATACAACAAACAAAATAAAGCTTTGGAAAAATTATATGATGCAAATTCAAAAATAAATAGTCAAATAGATTCTCAAAATATAAAATATCAAAAAACAACAAGTAAAATTCAAAATATAAATGATAAAATAGAGAATCTTAAAGACAATGGCTCGAAATTTGATTTATCAAATGTTTCTAAGAGTATGACTGATATAATTAAGAAGATAGGAAAGTGGAGTTTAGCTGTTATTGGGGTAAGCAGTGCATATAATCTTATAACGCGAGCAGTAGGAACACTTTCGCAATATAATAAAGGATTAAGTGACGATATATCATATATTCAATTTGCTTTAGCTAGCACCTTAGAACCTGTTATAAGTAGAATAGTAGGTCTCGCTTATAAAGCTTTACAATATATAAATTATTTAGCTCAAGCATGGTTTGGGGTTAATCTATTTGCAAATGCAACAGCAAGTGCAATGAATAAAGCTAATAAGAGTGCGAAAGAATTAAAAAAGTCGATGGGAAGTTATGATACGGCAAACGTATTAAGTGATAGTTCTGGTGGAGGTGGAGGAGTATCAACTCCAAGTGTTGATTTAAGCAAACAATTAGGTGAAGATGAAATTCCACCTTGGATAAAGTGGTTAGCAGAAAATGGAGAATTGTTAAAAAATATTATATTAGGAATTGGAATAGCCTTTGCGACATGGAAAATAATTGAATTAATATCTAATTTATTTAGTTTAGGAGAAAAATTAGGAATTGTATTTGATTTTATTGGCAAAATTGGTGAAGGACTTAGCTCTTTACAATTAGTAGGTATAGCAGTAGTTATTGGTGGTATAGTCTTGCTAATTAAAGATATCATTGGTTTTCTAAATGATCCTACATGGGAAGGTTTTGGAAAAATATTAACAGATATAGGAATTATTTTAGCTGGACTGGCTTTAATAATAGGTTCTATTCCTCTAGCAGTAGCAGCTATTATTGCTATTATTGTAGGATTAGTCATCACTAATTGGGATAAAATTAAAGAAATTTTAGGTATTGTTGCCTCTTGGATTTATGAAAATGTATTAACCCCTATAGGACATTTCTTTAAAGCTTGTTTTGATACTTTATTAAGTGTAATAAAATTATTTATATCTGGTATACAAGCAATATTTACTACTGTTGTTAATTTGGTAGCAACTCCATTTGTTGTAGCAAAAGATACAATAATAGGTGTATTTAATGGTATAAAGACGTTCTTTAAAGGATTTGTACAAGTAATAAAGTCTATATTTAACGGAGATATAAAAGGCGTATTTAAAGGCTTTAAAACAATGTTTTCTGGTCTTATGGATTCTCTT